CACCAGATCCGTTTGCTGAATATGTAACAATGTTTCCTGTTGACTTGGCATAAGATGATCTGCATTCATCAATAAGGTTTGCTGGAAAAGATGCTCCATTACCAACAATATTTTCTGCTGCAAAAGCAGGGGTAGAAATAGATAGAGCAGCAACGACTGCTATTAGGATAAGTTTAATTCTCATAATAACAGTATATAGTAAATAAACTATATTATGACAAATAATAGGCTCATTTAACCAAGTGTTCACCTGATGTTCTACTTGACTTGAACATAGATAAAGTGTATACTTGGTATATGAGCAAAGACAAAAGAATACTTAAAGATGGATCAGAGGTTGATTCATTTGATAGGCCAGTTGATTTAATTATACATACCAAGGCCCCAGAAAAATGGAAATTAGTTGACATGGAAACAGGCGAAGAATACCTTGGATCTGAAATAGGTACTGACTTTGCAGAAATATTAAGAGAAAAAGTTAAGATAAATAAAATAGGCACTTGGGTAAAAACCAAGGGCAAGCAGCTTGACTAATACCTGACTTTAAGGTATACTGAATATATGGAACAATGGATGAACGACTATGCATCTTGGGTGCTTGTTATCAGTGGTGCAGCAGCAATGTTTACCATTGGTCGTAAAAAGCGATGGGGATGGCTTTGGTTTATATTTAATGAGTTTATGTGGACAGCATACGCCCTGATTACAAAGCAGTATGGCTTTATACTTGGCGCTATACTCTATGGTGTAGTTGGAGTTAAGTCATACATTAGATGGAAAGAATTATCATTAGACAAACATTCATGGAATAAGTTTTTAAGATTGGTATGGTCACGCAATGATTAATATGGAGATACCTGACCCATTTCAAACCTTTGTAGCCAAGAAGTATGCTAACGCCAAGGGTTATGTGCATGACTTCTTTACTGGAGAGTGGTCTTACAAGTGTTTAACTTGTAAAGATGATCTTTATGCTCCATCCCGCAAAATTATGACAAAGATTCGTTTATACCATACAAGAAATGAGTGCACAGGTGGATACTGAAGAAGAGTTTGACTTAGAGTTTACTGTTGAAGAAATGATTAATATTTATGGTATTAATAGTCTTGAAGATTTAGATAGGATTAACTAATGTCATTATGTATGATAGCAATACTTTTAACAGTACCGTCTTTTTTATTGGGATACTTTATATCGTACCTAGTAATGACTGTTGGAATTAAGCAAGACAAAGAATAGTGGTATTAGCTCCAGTAGCTCAGTTGGTTAGAGCCCCAAACTCATAATTTGGTCGTCGTAGGTTCAAGTCCTACCTGGTGCACGAGATCTTTTATAGATCTACTTATATAAGGAGAATAAATGAAAACTGTAGGAGAAAAACTTGGTAACTTTGCCGTTACTGGAGTTAAGCCTGGGGCATTGTCTTATGATGATTCCTCATTTGAAGTACTAACGCAAGATTCTTTTCCAGGCAAATGGAAGATCATTGTGTTTTATCCAAAGGACTTTACATTCGTATGTCCGACAGAAATTGTTGCATACGATGCACTTGTAAATGATTTCAATGATCGTGATGCAGTATTGATGACTGGATCAGTTGATAATGAATTCTGTAAGGTTGCATGGAGAAATGCACACGATGACCTAAAGAAGACAAACTCATGGGCATTTGCAGATACAGCACATCAGTTGGCTGGAGATCTAGGCATTCATCATTCATCTGGTGTTACATATCGTGCAACATTTATTGTTGATCCAGAGAATACCATTCAGCACATTACGGTAAATAACCTTGATGTTGGTCGTAATGCAGATGAGGCACTTCGTGTGCTTGATGCACTACAAACAGGAGAGCTTTGTGCATGCAACAGACCTCTTGGAGGAGAGACTCTATAATGTCTTGGGTTGATCAGCTTAAGGACAATCTTCCAGAGTATGCAAAAGACATTAAGTTAAACCTTGATGCAGTAATTAATAGATCATCTATTGATTCTGAGCATGCCACATATCTTGCTCTTGCAGCTGCCTTTTCAACTGGAAACGGTAAGCTTGTTGCTTTCATTACAGCAAGTGCAACTGATGAGGTAGAAAGAAATGCTGCATTGACTGCTGGTGCAATCATGGCACAAAACAATGTTTGGTATCCATATTTAGAAATGGCAGATGATGCTAATCTTACTGGATTACCAGCACAACTTCGTATGAATGCAATTGCATCTCATGGTGGTACAACAAAGGGAAAGTTTGAGGCATACTCTCTTGCTTCATCTATTGTTGGTAAGTGCCACTTCTGTGTTAAAGCACACTATGAAACATTGAAAGAAGAAGGCTATACTATTGAGCAGTTGCGTGATATCGGAAGAATTGCAGCAACAGTTAATGCATTAGCAAAGATACTTTCAGCTTAGAAAAAGTCCTGGGTATGACTAAAACTGCCCAAAATGCGAAAGTAACTCAATGGTAGAGTACTACCTTGCCAAGGTAGATGTTGCGAGTTCAAATCTCGTCTTTCGCTCCAATTTAATATGCACCAGTAGCCAAGTTGGTTAAGGCATCAGTCTTATATACTGAAGATCGTAGGTTCAAGTCCTGCCTGGTGTACGCCCCTATAGCTCAGCGGAAGAGCGGACGGCTTCTACCCGTTAGGTCGGAGGTTCAAATCCTTCTAGGGGCACTTTCTTATATAAATATCTGCATACATATTTTCTTGCAGAGCAAAACCAATTACTTCCCAATCCTTGTTATCATTGAGAAATTCACAAACTACTTCAATAACACCATAATCAACACCGTGATCCTGATCAACTATGTAATCATTGAATCCAATAATTCCACCTTCTGCCAATAATGCAAGGGAATTAATAAGGTCAGCCCTGCAATGCTCATAGTCATGGTTAGCATCTATGTATACATAATCAAATTTCTTATCAAGTGTTGGCATTATTTTTTCGCTATACCCTTGGTGATAAGTAATAGTCTTAACATTCTTAAATCTATTTTTTACAAAATCAAAATGTCCTGCTTTATTAAATCTGTTACAGTCAGGCCAATCGTTAGCCTTAAACACGTCTACAAGGTCAATAGAGGCTGGATTAACTTCTTTTATAAGTACTTCTGCATAGTCTCCAGCAAGCGTGCCTATCTCAAGTATCCTTGATCCTTTTGGAATATGCTTTGCAAATTCTTCCTTGCTAGTAAAAAGTCTTGCATTATTAAGCTGTTCTTGTGATATAGTTTTAATAGGCATAAGCCTAGTATATCAGAGTCTCTAGTGTATAATGATATGTATGGGGTATCCAAATTGGTTTAATATAAGCGCCGTGAAATATTTTAATTTAATCTTGCCACGCAGGTTTGCAGGTAAGCCCTTAATAGACTTTCTACAAATAGGTGCATACACTGGAGATGCTAGCCAGTGGATGTTAGATAATATACTTACAGATCCAACCTCATGGCTTACTGATGTTGATACCTGGTCTGGGTCTGAAGAAGAAGTACACAAGAAATTTGACTGGAATGAACTTGAACAGTTTTATGATAGCAGAATGTCTGCTTATACAAATGTATGTAAAGTTAAAGGGTACTCTGAAGAGTTCCTTAATACCGCTGAAAAATCACACTATGATTTTATATACATAGATGGCGATCATACTGCACATGGAGTATATACAGATGCAATACTTGGCTGGGATAAGCTAAAAATTAATGGGATAATGGCATTTGATGACTATCTATGGCAACATGATACATACCAAGAACACCTTAGACCTAAGCCAGGAATAGATAGGTTTTTACAAGAGCATAGTGGTAAATATCAGATACTGATTATGGATGAGCAAGTTTGGATATTAAAACATGAGTAAGCTTAAAGGGTTTGGGCCAACGTATGTTATAAATCTTAAAGACCACACTCATAGATTAAGCAGTGTAAAAAAGCAGTTTGATAAATACGGAGTAACTGATTATACTATTGTTGAAGCAGTTGATGGTAGGAAAAGCGATCTTTCTGATCAAATATCTGGAAAGTATCCTAAGTTAAAACCATCAGAAATTGGCTGCATTATGTCTCACATCAAAACAATTAATCTCTGGTTGAATACATCTAATAGTGAGTACGCCATTATAATGGAAGATGATTTTAGTTTTGATACTGTTGAGCATTGGTCATGGGACTGGGAATATGTAATTAAAAATCTACCCAAAAGGTGGGACATTATCCAGCTAATAATGATTAAGAATCAGCCAGTTAAGTTTAGCCTTCATAAAAAAGAAAAATATAATGTCAACACAAGAGCTTCATATGAATGGTCAACTGCATGCTACATAATTAATAGAAAGTATGCAGAGTCAATTGTTAAATCTCATACATTTGAGGATAAATATGTTCTTAAAAGCTACGGATTACCAAATCAAGCAGCTGATGTTATTTTGTATAGTCTTGGTGAAGCATACTCTATGCCACTATTTACTCACATACTAGATCCTAAAAACTCAATCAATAAAAACCATGAGGACTTTCATTTAAAATCCAGCAACTATATAAACAAGTGGTGGGAAAAAAATGGTAGGCTTTACTCTAAAGAACAGTTCTTTAATATTAATGAAGGTCTGAATTTTAAAATTGATAAACCAAACATATGCTTTAAGATATTTCATAATGAAGAAAATACTGAAATAATGAAAAAAAGAAACATACTTACTAAGCGTGCTACAGACCAGCTTATAAAAGACTTTGATAATTTTGATACACCAACCATTATGATGAGAAGTATTGAAGACATACAATCATTCTATAAAGACGCAGCAATTAAAGTTGACCCAAAAGGATGGCTTGAAGAAGGGTGGAAGCCTGGGGAGCTTGGAATTTGGGCAAGCAACTATACAGCATGGGCAAACTTTGCTAACTCTAAATATGACCATATAATATTAATGGAAGATGATATACAGCTTTCAAAAGATTTTAGTCAAAGACTATACGAATACATAGATGAGCTGCCAGAGGACTGGGATGTATTCACTGTCTATGTTCCACCTACTGGTAATATTAGATATAAAAAAGATGGAAAACATTTAGACGTTGGAAAGAAAAATGTTTGTAAGGTTTATCAGTCTTGGTCATGCTTATGCTATGTTGTAAGCAAGTCTGGTGCAAAGAAGCTGCTTGAAATGGTAAAGACTCCAGTATCAAGACCAATTGATCACTATCTATTTTATAATGAAGAACTAAATGTGTATGCTATTAAATACAACAGAGCAAACATTTGTAACATATATTCAACAACATCAACTGTTCAGCATACAAAAAAGCAAGACATGACTGGCTATCTTTAAACAAACTTATTGTAAAAATATTCTATTGCAGAGCCTTTAGGAAGTTCATTTTTGTCAATGCCTTCTCTATTTAAAAATTGATTCCAGATCTGCAGTGTATGAGAGTATTTACATTTATCTAAAACCTCATCTAGGTGCTCGCTCATCCAAATCTTTTTCCATTGCCAGAAATGAATTGGATAGAAAACCTTTGGTTGCTGTGCATATCTTAAAAGACCAAGCTTTTTAGCACACTTTGTTACAAGTAGTGGTCCTATCTCTGACCAAACTATCTTTGTCTTATCGTACTTAACTGAGTTATCTATTAGCATGGTAACAAGTTCAGAGTCTTGTGGCATTCTTAATATACCGTTTGCAAGTCGCCCCTCTTCTTCATACCCAAACAGGTAATCTCCAAAATCCCATTTGTGTCTAAGGCATATAGAGTCTGTATCAGTCCATGTAAGACCTGTTTTTTGTATCATTGTATATCTAAACATATCTGCGAATGGTCCATATGAATTCTGTACCTTGAAAATTTCAGACTCAGGAATTATCTCATTGGCATCAGACTTAACTACACCGTTTGGAACCTTCATGTCCATGTCGTAAACAAAAAGGGTAAAGGAATGTCCATAGTATATAAATGAAGCAAGAGCTGTCTGTTCAACCTTACTTAATGGATTGCCTATCCATAATGATCCAAAATCAGCCATGACTATATCCTATCATACAAAAAGAAAAGCCAGCCCATTTCTAGGCTGGCCTTCTTTGTTTTATACTACTTTACTTGACTGTTTGTTTTCCCGCCACCAGAAGATTTCTTGGCAGGTGCTTTTGCTGCCTTCTTCTTTACAGGTGCCTTAGCAGCCTTCAGAGCCTTGTCTACGGACTCAGCATCTGGCAATAGACCAAAAGCCTTGTCGTTAGGGTTAAGTGCTCTGATTGCTACTGGTGCAATAGCTGCGACTAATGCTGTCCATAGATCCTTTGGATCTGTCACGCCTGCCATGTACAGGGCTAAGCCTGATGCAAGTACTGATCTTCCATATGAAGATAGTAGCGCCTTTAGTTGTTCTGTATTCATTTTTCCTCCTAGGATATTCTATGATCTTTATGATCATCATGAGGCAAACTATTTTTAGATAGCCCCAATTCTTTGTAATGTTTAATAAAATTAATAATGTTTTCCCTTTCTTTTTCTGGAAAACCATTAATTAAAACTTGATTTATACCTTCACTTTGCAACTTTTTCATGAAGTCGTCAAACTGTTGAAAAGTAAAGAATTCAATGTCATTTACTTTACCTGTTTTTTCACCATCTCGCCATACAGGTCTATTAACATATTCTTCAGAAATACTAAGCTCTTCTTCTGTCCTTCTAATTATTGGTGTCAAAGCTAACATTATATTTTGACCAGATATGTCAAAACTATTTCCTACATCTTGACCGCTTTTTTCACTAACTACTGTCCAGTATCCATTTTTATAGTCTCTGTATGGCAATATCATTTTATTGCTGTTTTGCGAAACTTCATTAAAAACATATTCGTTGGTTGTTGATACATAAAAATCTAATAAATGCTTTCTTTTATTTCCAGGCATAGTGTTAAGCATTTTTACGTATTCTATCAAATAATTAGACCTATCAATACGATCTGAGTCATCATTGATATCTCCTATGATGCCCCCAAAATCTTTTTCATGCTCTTTAACATATCCAGATATTAGGTTAACCTGTATTCTGCCTGGAGCAATTGAGTTTATTGATTTGCTAATCATGCATAAATATTGTGGAGATATTGTATAGGGTCTAATTGCAACTAGATATTTAATCTTTTCATTTAGTCTTATATCTCTTGCTACTTTTGTAAAAACGTCACCAAGAATTGCGTCATATACAAACATAACTCCATCAAAATGACTCTTTTCTAATCTGGTTATTTCACCAGGATTAAAGTTTCCACCAAAGTAATAAAACTCCATATTACTATTATCTCATATATCCTGAAAGTATGTAGTAGCCAAGCCATAAACCAATAATGCCAGCGACACCAGCAAAAACTGGTGGTGCTGGAACTGGTAGCTTAAATGCAGCAAATACTACACCGCAACCAAAACCTGTAAGTATTGACAGGAATATGTCTTTCATTTTTCCTCCTCAGATGGTAAAAGTTTTTTTAGCTCTTTATACTCTTGTGATATTTTTTTCATTGAGTGATAGTGTGGATAAGCATCTCCTACCAATCCATACTCATCAAAGTATGCGATCTCTGGCTCAATTTCATTAACAAACTTTTTAAGACCAGACTGAACATCTTCAATATATTCGTATGCCCAATCACGAGAGTCAGATAAAAACTTGATAAAGTTTTCTTTGTGCACGTCGTTGTCAGACTCTTGTTGCTTAGTGCTATTAAAAACATCTTGCACCCTTACTAAAGACATAGCTAGGGTTAACATTCTTTGTCTAAGCAGAATAACCTTTAATGTCAATAAAATTGATGCCGTACTAACAGCAACAAGCAATAGTCCAATTATCATTGTAGTTAAATCCATTTATTTTACCGCTTCCCTAGATACTAACACAATTGCACCTTCCATCTCAAGAGCATTCTTAAGCTGAACAACATACTGTAATGCTTTTATTTTTTCATCATGATTCATAGCAATAAAGTCATACTCATTAAGTTTGATTGTAAGGAAATGATCATTGTCTATTAGTTTTACTGAAAAACCTTTAGGAGCAGTAATAGAGTGAAATGCTCTACGCATTGAATCAGTGTACATTTACTTTAATCCTTTTTCTTATCAACAAAATTAAATACTTCTTCAAGTGATTCCCAGCCCATGTCTTCATCAACTTCTAACGCTGCAAGAAATATATCCCATGTTTCATAAACATACTGTTTTGCAAGTTCATTTGGCTCAACAAGATCGTTGTCAACTAGGAATGCAATTGGAAGTCCAATATCGTTATATTCAATAAAGTCCTTAAAGTATTTATCTGACTTATAGTCCATCCATAGTTCACCTAGTATTGAACAGATTGATTCAAAACTGGTTACTTCTTTTCTGTTGTTAGACTTGTCCACATTTGACCCCACTTTTCTTTATTTCTGTGCCTGCTAAACTCTCTTGATATTTCGCCATTCTCTAAGTATATACCGCCCCAGACACCCCACTCTTTACCTGACACACCATTAGCAAAGCATACTCTTTGAACTGGGCATGACTGACACAAATCATCTATTTTTGGTCTGAGAGATTCATCTTCTTCATATTTGTCAAAAAATAAATTGGTATCTGAGTCAAAACAACGGCCTTCATCTTTCCATAAGTGTTGTTTCATATTTATACCTTATATCTATTTGGAATATCCCACCCATTGCGATCAGGTACAAAGTTTTTAGCTAAAAACCATTTTCCATTACGATAGATTCCGTTGATAGCTGTCTTTGCCATATCTGATTGTTTTGTTTCTACAACTGTCCAGCCATCCCAATGTAGATTGTAGTTCTTTGCAACAATCTTTTCCATTGTATTTAAATTATTTATGATCATTTTTACCCCTTTAGTATCGGAAAATTCCAACTTCAATGTTGTTTTGTTCTGCAGTCGTAACAAGTTTAGAAACAGGTTGCTTAGGCTTACTAAGAAAAGCAAGGTAGTTTACACTCTTGATATTTTCTTCAATGTACCATGTAGGCACCTGTATAAACTTAATCTTTCGTCCACGAGACTTCATACCTCTTTCTGAAAGATTACAAAACTCAGAAACAAAAGAGTTAACTGCAGCAGGTCCTGCTGAGTAAACTAAAAATTCTTTGTCTCCATCTTGCATTCCAGAAAGAGCGACACCCATAGCACGAAGAAAGACTTGATAATCATCAAAGTCAGTTGTTCCATGCACCGCTACTATCATCAGAATTTCCATTCTTTAAACTATCCAAAATGAATAGCATCTTATCAATATCCCGATTTGACATATTGTTTGTATCAATTGGCCTTACAGTTTCTGGATTAACCAATCCTTCAACAGTATCAGCTATATAAAACATATTGTCATGAACCCAATATGCATGATCTTCTATTATCAAAACCCTAACCGTATTGTTTTTCAAATGTTTTCTTGCTTGAGAAAGCGGTTTTGGCTTTTCAAAAAGATCATTAGGAATAAAATTCTTTACTATTTTGTGTATATCACTTTGTGTATATACTACTTTAGCAAAATATTTATCCTTCTTTTTTACTGCTATTATAATTATAGAGCATACTGCTATCAATGTCAAGTTGATAGCTAATAACTCAATCATTAGTTTTCCTTTTTAGGATGCTTAACAGTATAATTATCAATAATAGATTTAATTGTACCGTTTTTATTTAAACGGACAATTTTGCCATTTTTAATCTGTGTTGGATTAAATGATCCAGCCTTCTTCTTTGGCATTAATCGTTACCATTTTCTTTTGGTTTAAATATGTGTGTCAATGATTGAGACGTTGTATAGTCTTTACCAAAGTCAGCAAACAATGCTTTGTCTCTTTCACGATTAGCAATTCCTCTTGACCATGAATAACCTGCGTCTCCACCCCACGCAAGCCACATTATGTATCCATTAGATGGGTTTGCTGAGTTGCCCCAGTCCTTACCCTTCTTATCTACTTCATGGCGTGAAAAGTATGAGTACATTCTTTTAACAGTGCTAAGAGATATTGTTTCTCCTCTTGCTAACTGCCCTGCACGAGTCCAACCAACTGCAGTTCCTGCACCAGTTGCTTTTCCATCTTCTTTAAACTTAAGTGCTCTACGAGCTGCAGATCTTGCACCAGCAGGTGGTGAGTAACCTTCTGCTTTTGATACTGTATCTGTATCGTATTCAACTGTGTCATCGTCTTCAAATAAGTCATCTGCTTTTGCTACTGGAACACAGTTAGGAACCATCCTACCGCCTTCTCCAGGCTTCATTCCACGTTGTACATATCCATCCCAACATGGTGCTTTCTTGTTCATTTCATCTTGACAAACTGGACATTCTGGGCAATCAACATTTAGCTCTTTGCATGTTTCGCATCCACAACCTTGATATGCTTTACCAATTGATGCCTCTGCTGGGCAACAATGAGATTTGCCAATTGATGAGTCGTACATAGCCATCTCTACCTCTGAATCCATTGTATGATTTTCCATATCTGCTATAGTTGCATCCTGATACATCATGCCAATACTGTATGCGGTTGGCTCCCACTTACCATCTTTTTCTTCATAAATTCTAACAGCCATTGCTGGATTTTCTGGTGGCATAGACTGAATTGCATACTCTGTTCCAGGAACTCCGTATACCCCACCCTCAACCATAATATGTTCTACAACACCATGGACAAGACCCTCAGATGTTGTGCCCATAACGAAGTCGCCTTCTTTTATCATATAACGATTATATCAGAATTCTTTGGGCTTTACGACTCTTTTTAGCTCTTGAAGA